TCAAAGCTGCCCGGGCACGATCGAACATGGCGCGTCGACTGCATACCGTGGTCGGAGCACAACACCGAAGCGTTCGCCGGCCTGCACAACAAAGGCAAGCGCGTCCTGCTCATCTTCGACGAAGCCTCAGCGATTGCCGATAAGGTTTGGGAGGTCTCTGAAGGCGCGCTGACCGACGACCTAACGGAGATCGTGTGGTGTGTCTTCGGCAACCCGACTCGTAATACGGGACGGTTCCACGGCTGCTTTACTGGCCTGCGCCATCGCTGGAGTCCGCGCAGTGTCGACAGCCGCACGGTCGAAGGCACGAACAAGAGCCAGATCGACAAGTGGATCGCCGACTACGGCGAGGATTCGGACTTCGTTCGTGTCCGCGTCAAGGGCGAGTTCCCTCGCGCCGGAAGCAATCAATTCATCGGCGGCGACATCATCGATCGGGCGAAGGAACGCAAGCCGCTCGAGGAGGCGTACCGCCACGCAGCGCGCGTTCTCGGCGTCGACATTGCCCGGCATGGTGACGATGAGAGCGTCATTCTCAAGCGCCAAGGCATCCGCACCGATCCGCCCAAGCGTCTGCGCATCACCGACCTGATGCAGTTGGCGTTCGAGATCGCCCAGGTGATCGAGGAATGGGATCCGGACGCCGTGTTCATCGACGCGACCGGCATCGGCTGGGGCGTCGTCGACCGCCTGCGGCAGCTGGGCTACGGCAAGCTGATCCACGCCGTTCAAGTTGGCGAGCGCGCGATGGACGAAAACCGGTTCTACAACCTGCGCGCTGAACTGTGGTCACGCACCCGTGATTGGCTCGTCGAGTCAGGCTGCCTATCTGACGACATGGCGATGATGACTGACCTGACGGCGCCGGAATACGGGTTCGACAACCGCGGCCGGCTGCAAATCGAAAAGAAAGAAGACATGAAAGCGCGCGGCATGCCGTCCCCGGATAGCGCCGACGCGCTGGCACTGACGTTTGCCGCCACCGTGGCACCACGAACCAAAATCGATTCGCCCGAGTGGACCAAGCGCATCAAGAACCTGCGCAGTGACCGCCGCCCCGCCCGCAACCCAATGAGCGCCTGAATTGGACATCGTAAACGCCGCCCCGCCAGAGTCCGACCTGAACAAGCTCGGCTCGCAGACACAGAGGGAGGGCGACACAACGCCGGTGGCCATCGCCCGTGAAAATTGGCGCCGTTACGAGTACATCAAGAGCCGCGGGCACGTCGAGTACATGGCCCAGGCGCGCCGCAACGAGGACTTCTACCTCGGCGGCGGCCTGCAGTGGGATCCGACCGTCAAGCAGTTCATGGAGGAAGTCGAAGGGCGCCCTGCGTCCGAGTGCAACGAGATAATGGGTTCGGTCAACGCGGCGATCGGCTATCAGATCGCCAACCGCATGGATGTCAATTTCGTGCCGGCGAGCGATGACGCGAACCCGCTGACGGCGAAGGTGCTGTCGATCGTCGTCAAGAACGCACTCGACAACGCGCGGCACAAGTGGCACGAGACGCAGCAGTTCGGTGATGGCCTGATTGCCCAGCGCGGTTATCTGGACATCCGCACGCGCACCGACGAGAACATCAAGGCCGAACTGGTCTTCTCGACTATCGACCCGATGGACGGCATACCGGACCCGGACGCAAAAAGTTACGACCCCGCCGACTGGCTCGACTTCACGATCACGCGCTGGCTCACGGCAAACGAGGTTGGCAGCATCTACGGTCCCGACGCCCAGGCCAAACTTGAGGCGCAGGCCAGGCCCAAGGAGGGCGACTTCGGCGATGGCACGTACGACGATGGCATCTGGCGCAATCGCTTCGGTGATCCGCGCACGACCGCCAACGAATTCACGGCCGACCTGACCGATGGCAGCGATGTGCGCTATCGCATCATCGACCGGCAGCACCACAAGTACGAATGGGCGACGGTTGCCGTGTATCCCACAGGGGATACGGCCGACATCAGCAACGCATCGGCTGACGAACTGGCGGCGCTGAAAAGGGCTGGCGTGCTGACGACCAAGCGCCGCATCAAGCGCGTGCGCTGGACCGTGAGCGCGATGCAGGACGTGCTGCTGTTCGATGACTGGTCGCCGTGGAAGACCTTTACGGTGGTGCCGTTCTTCCCATTCTTCCGCCGCGGCCGCACGCGAGGAATGATTGACAATGCAATCAGTCCGCAGGAGACGCTGAACAAGGCGATCTCGCAGGCCATCGCGATCACGAACACGGTTGCTAATTCCGGTTGGCAGGTCGAGGAAAACTCTCTGACCAACATGAACACGTCCGATCTTGAGTCGATCGGCGGAAGTACGGGACTGATTCAGGAATACGCCAAGGGCTCGACGCCGCCGAAGAAGATCGAACCCAACCAGGTGCCGACCGGCATCACGAACCTGATCACCGTTGCCCGCGAGAACATCAAGGCCGTGACCGGCATCAACGAATCGATGCTCGGCATTGGCAATCAGGACATGTCAGGCGTAGCGATTCAGTCGCGCCAGTTCGCCGCGCAGCAGCAACTTGCCCTGCCGCTGGACAACCTTTCCCGCACGCGCCACATGGTCGCCGAAAAGGTGCTGGAGTTCGTGCAGAAGTACATGCCCGACGAGCGCGTCATCCGCATTGCGGGAGGCGATCTAAGCGAGGAACGCTCCATCACAGTCAATCAGGTGCAACCCGACGGATCAATCCTGCACGACCTGACGCTTGGCAAGTACGACGTAGTGGTGTCCGACCAGCCAATGCAGATCACGTTCGACAATTCGCAGTTCGAGCAGATCAAGTCGCTGCACGAGACGTTCGGCTACATCATCCCGCCTAAGGTGGCGCTGCGCTACTCAAATCTGCCGGACAAGGCCGAGGTAGGGCCTTTGCTCGAGCAGGCCAACCAGCCGGCCCCGGATCCTGAGGCTGAGGCGAGCGCGGCGCTCAAGAACGCGCAGGCCACCGCTGCGGCAGCCAATGCGGCGCTGACCAAGGCAAAGACCGTGCAAACGCTGGTCACGGCCGAGTACGGTGCAACGCAGGGCGCGGCTCAATTGGCCGCGATCCCGCACTTGGCGCCGGTGGCCGATGCGATTCTCGAAGGCGCCGGCTTTACGCCGTCCAATCCTATTCCGGACACGGGCGGCCAAGGCATACACGCACCGGTGCCAGGGCAGTTGCCGATCCAAGTTCCGAACAAAACGACCATGCCGCAGAACACGCACCCCGAATTCCCCGCTCACCCCGATGTTGGCGTTGATCGCGGCATCGAAGGCGGCCAGCAATAACCTGACGAGGAATCACCGATGGCAAAGCCAGCAAGCGTCGCAACACCTGTTGTTGCGGCAAAGAATCCGATGAACGGCCAGGCCGACTATCAGGCTGAAGACGACGCCCGCGTTCTGGTCAACGCTCACAAGATCAAGTCCGACAAGGGCCGACATGCCAAGGCCAAGGCACACATCCACAAGCAGATCGCCGCCATGAAAGGCGTGGTAAGCAAGAACGACAACGACGGTGATGAGCCGGCAGGAGCTTATTGATTATGGGACGACCCATCCCCGAAGACGAACAGGCAGAACCGGCACAGTTGGAAGCGGCCGAGGCGGCCGAACCGGAAGTCGAGAACGAGGAATCACCGGACGGCGGTGAGCCCCTAACCGAGGCCACCGAATCCGAATACAGCATCGAAGACCTTGAAGCCGCCGCCGGCGACGACAAGCAAGGCATGGTGCCGCAGTGGCGCGTGAACGAGATCGTCGCCGAGCGCAAGGCCGCCGAGGAAGAGGCCCGCAAACTGCGTGAGCAGCTGGCCGTCAAGGCAGAGCCGGAAAAGCCAGCCGTGAAGGTGCGCGACTTCGATGCGGAGTTGAAGGCGCTCAAGGATCAGTACAAGGCCGGCGATCTGGACATGGACGAGTATCTGGAAAAGCGCGAGGAAGTGACCGACGCGCGCGCCGAAGCGAAGGTCGAGGCCAGGGTCAAGCCTGTTGCCGAGAAGCTGGAGCAGGAACACAGCCGCATCCTCACCGAGCGGCTGGCCTCCGAACTGGCTAAGGAAGCCACCAAATGGTTCGGTAAATATCCGTTCCTCGACGTCGACAATAAGGCGACGAAGAATGACGAGGCGATCGGCAAGGTCATCGCCGAGCGCGACGAGCTGATCCGCGCCGGCATAGCGCCAGTCAAGGCATTGCGCCTGGCTGTGCAGTCAATCGCACCGGACTACGTGACCGAAGAGGCTGAGCCTGTCACGCCGGCAGACGAAGTGGCGCAGAGGCGTGCGCAAGCGGCACGCAAGGCGGCCCTTGACGCGAACAATCGTCAGCCACCGAACATCGCCAAGAGCGGTGCCGGCACGAAGGACACGGGCGGCAAGACGCGACTGAACGCGCGCAGCGTCGAAGACGCCGAACGCTACGAGCGCATGACGCCTGAGCAGAAGAAGAACGTGGAGTTTGCGTAACACCCGCACAACCAACGTCCCTCGGCAACGCATGCCGTGAACACCAGCCCGATGCAAGGCGTGATTGCATCTCAGTGGTTCTGATCACCCGACCCTCGGCCGCGATAGCGCCGTGAACTGAAGCCATCCGCAGGGCGTGATTGCGGAAAACAACCAGCACACGAAACAGCCGTTTAAGGCGGCCGTGCCGTGCGCGCTTTCCCCTCAGTTCACGGAGCTATAACCATGGCACAGACCAACTTTGGCGCCCAAAAGCCCCAAGTAATCTACGACTGGGAACACAAGGCTTACAAAGCCTATCGTGACGCCCTGTTCTTCAAGAACTACATGGGCTCGAACGGCAGCAACATCGTCGAGCGCATTACCAAGCCGACCAAGAACGACAAGGGCGTGACCGGTGCGATGCTGCACCTGATCGCCGACTTGCCGACCGGCGGCATCCTCGGTGACAACCAGGTGCTCGGCCGGCAGTCGCGGCTGCAGAGCTACTGGGTCTCGGTCGAGGTCGACCAGCTCACCAACGCGATCGTCAACACCGGTCGTCTCGACGACCAGGCATCGGTCGACAACTTCCGCGAGGAAGCCAAGGACCGTCTGGCCCGCGTCGATGCACAGACCTGGGACGAGCTTTCGTTCCTCACGCTTTCTGGCATCGGCTACGGCCTGAACACGGACGGCTCCGTCCGCACGCCGTCGTCCAGCCAGGATGACCTGTCAACGATCCGCTTCGCCTCCACTGTCGTTGCTCCCTCCACGAACCGTCACTTCAACTGGAATGGCACGGCGTTGGTTGCCGGCGACACGACCACGATCACGAGCGCCTACGTCCCGAGCTATTCGATGGTCGTCAAGGCGATGGCGAAGGCTCGCCAGCAGCGCCTTCCTCCGCTTCGCATCGGCGGCAAGGACTACTACGTCCTGCTCGTCCATCCGATGACCTACGCGGCCCTGAAGCTCGACTCGATGTTCAACTCGTCTGTCGTGCAGGGCATGCCGCGCAGTCCCGACAACCCGGTGTTCACCGGCGCCACCATCACCATCGACGGCGCGATCATCGCCACGCACAACTACGTGTTCAACACGCTGGGTGCAACGTCAGGCGGTACGGCCGGCGCAGGTGGCAAGTGGGGTTCGGGCCAGGCGGTCGATGGCACGCGCACGCTCCTTCTCGGTGCCCAGGCGCTCGGCTTCGTCGACATGGAAATGCCGGTGTGGGGCGAGCAGGACTTGGATCACGGTCGTCAGCAGTCCATTGCGATTCAGCACATGGGCGGCCTCGTCAAACCGCAGTTCTTCAGTGTCTACACCGGCACGGTCGAGGACTTCGGCGTGATGGCGATCAACCACTACATCGCTTCCTGAGGAACTGACCCATGACGAACCAACTGACCCTCGCCGGCTCGCCGATCTCGGCCAAGCCGGCTTTCAACACCGGCCGCGGCCAAGTCAAGCGGGCGTTCGTATTCCATCTGAACGCCCCGCAGTCCGTCGCGATGAGCACCACGAAGACGGCCATCTTCCAGCTTCCGCCCGGCTTCTATGTCGAAGGCGGCTCGCTGAACGTTGGCACGGCGTTCGATGCCAGCGGCTCGGCCACCATCGCGGTCGGCAGTGCGTCGTCCGGTACGGCGTACCTGACGAACACCGACATCAAGACGGCGGCTCGCACCGCGCTGACCACGCTCCCCCCGTACTCCACCTCGGCACAGTCGATTTACGTGACGCAGGCGGCGCCGGCGGGCTCGACGGTCGGGGACCTGATCGTCTCGGTCGAAGGCTACTTCGCCAGCGGCCAGGACTTCAGCGTCGGCGACGACACCGAGACCAACATCTAACCCGCGACACACAGCGGACTTTCAGGGGCGGCCTTTGGGTCGCCCCTTTTCTTTGGAGGATTTGAATGCTGTTCAAGAGTCCAACCGAAACACCGATCTATGTGCCGAGCACCAGTGGCGTGTGCGCCTGGGTTGGCCCCGAATACCGGGAACTGCCGGCGATCCTACACCGGGAGGCGTTGGCCAAGAATTGCATCACCGACAACATGGATGCGGCGTCGATCGCCGAGCAGGGCCGCAGCGAGCCTGGGCGTATCAATGCACCGGAAGAGCGGTTGCGCGAAGTGCTCATCGAACTGTCCGTCCGCGGCGTCGCTGAGGACTTCACCCGCGACGGTCTTCCGGACCTACGCAAGCTGACCAAGAAAGCCGGATTCAGCGTCAACCGTGACGACATGATCCGCATCTGGCAGCAGATTCGCGCCACGCAGGCGAACAAGGTCGCCTGATGAACCTCGGCCAGCTGCGCGCCACGTTTCGGACTCGTGTTGATGACCCGGCCGTCCCACCGTTGTGGACGGATACCGAGCTCGACGGCTATCTCAATGAAGCGGTCGCTGAAGCCTGTGTCCGCGCGCGGCTGCTGTTCGACGAAGGCTCGCCACTGTGCCGTATCAATGTGGCTGTCAACAAGGCGATCTACAGACTCGATCCATCGATTTTTGAAATTGTCGACGCGTGGTTTATCCCGGCCACTGGCCAGCCGCTCAACGGTTGGCAGTTGACGGGCGCGAGTCAAACCAGCATGGATCAGCAGACCGATCCCAACCGGCGCTCGCAGTTTTCCTCGACGCGCGACTACTACCGCTCGAGCTACCCATTCTTCCTCGGCGGCAACTGGCGCGCATCGACCGGCCACCCGCGCTTCTTCATTCAGGACCAGTCGCGCTTTCAACTCGCGCCGATCCCGACGATTACGGGAACCGTGAATCTGTCGGTGTTTCGCGTCCCGTCGTGCAATGAGGTGATGGAAGACGAAGATGACGAGCCGGTCATCCCTGCGGTGTGGCATCCGCGCCTGATCGACTGGGCGCTGTATCGCGCCTACTCCAAGCAGGACGCTGAAACGCTGGATCCGACCAGTGCCGACAAGGCGCTGGCGATGTTCGAGGTGAGTTTCGGCAAGCGCACTGACGCCAATGTCATCCGCAAGCAGCAGCAGCGGACACGTAGAACCACGCAGGTAGCCTGGCCATGAGCAAGCGCAAATCCATTCCCCTAGCCCAAGGCACCACCTACAACTACGCCGCCACGCTGGGGGCCGAGCCG